CATCGTCTGTGTCTGAAATAAGAATCTTGTCAGTACCATCTAGAGCTGCGGCTGCGGAAGTAGCGGCGTTTACATCTACCTCTACGTCTGTCGCATCAACATTGATAGCGTTACCAGCAACAACATCGAGAGTTATGACCCCAGCAGGAGACTCTACTCCTGATAAACCATCACCAGCTACAACGTCAGTCACGTCTCCTGTAGTACTAGAAACGGTTTGTGTACCTGTATTATCTTCCCAATGCAAGGCGTTTGTTGCGGTGTTATACCACATATCACCTACTACTAGGGATGTGGGATCGCCAGCAACGCTCCTAGCCATGTTAAATCTGTCGTTAGCATCGACAGTAGTGCCCTTAAGTGGGGCATCTCCAGCGTTTAATACGCCATAATCGGAGCCTAACTGTACGTCTCTGCTAGTAAATGTGAAGCCCGTAAGGGTTGGAATCATCGTGACACGTAGTAATGCCACTGCGTCTTCACCATCAAGGTACGCCTGAACGCGACCTGATGCGTCTGTAATAAGAGGGTTGGCGATAGCCGTTACGCCTGTAAGCCCTGCATACATTGTCTGTGTAATGTTGGTTGTTGTACCTACCTGTGCAACCTGAATGCTCGCACCAGCTATAGGCACACCAGAGCTATCTAAAACTTGGTAGCGTAGTGCTTGGCGAACCATAATATCTCCTTAGTTAAAAAAACAGGTGGGCTACTCCCCAGTATTGTCTGCCCACCTGTCCTTTTATTGTAGCTTACTAGCCCGCGTTAACTGGTAGCAAGAACGCAATCATCTTAGTCGCGTTTGCAGCAGAGGTTCCTTTAATGGTGGAATCATTCTGCTCAAAACGGCCAGACTCAAGCGTTACATACTTCACATCACTTGCAGCCATAGTGATGGTCAAGTTGCCCTGACCCTGTAGCTGTGCTGGTGGTCTGTCACCAGCCGTGATCGTTACATCGTCCGCAGTGCCTCCGCCGTCGGAGAATCCTAGAACCACTGGTGAACCAACACCAGTCATGTCCAAAGAGAATCCGTCAGTGCCATTGGCTATTGCAGTCCAACTAGCGATTGGCAAGTCTGCGCTTGCTGTGTTAAGGGTTAGTTCTGTGAGTGTTACTGCTGTAACTGCCATTTTCTAATCCCCTTTCTTATTGCGAGATACAGTCAGCGTTAGCCAACACGTATGGTCTCGTTATTTTATATCCGTACAAGTGCAAGCCTTTAACAGCATCACTGAAAGCATTCTCTTGTCGATAGCCTTCAACACTGTTTATTTGCTCTGCATATGTAACGCCATCCGAGTGACCAGCGATAACGTAGTTTCGACCTGCACCAGCAGAAGGAAGGTTGTTAGACACAACGATTCTCATACCAGCAGCAGCGCCGATGATTCCGTTCTCAAGGTCTTCACGGTTAGCAGCAGTACCATAGCTCACAAAGCTCGCGTTTTTCTGTAACCATCCGTGGTAAAACGGAGGGATTACACACCAACGACCAGCTCTGGGTACATTGTTGTCATCTAGCTTCACAGCTAAGTCAACAAGATTTTCATACGCATCAATGTTTGCCCCGTCACCAATAATCATGGCTCCAAGTGCATTACCTGTGTCGCCTTGTGCTTGCATAGCGGCCAATACCGAAGTGTCGGCTGCATCTCCAAGACCCCAAGCTGCGTCACGCATCGCTACGTCCATCAACGCACCATCATCTTTTACCTGACGAGCATCTACATCATCCACTTGGAATGCAAAGTACTTCGCCTGATCTATGGTAAGTACCTGTTGAGCATCGTCAAGAGTCTCAGGTGTAATAGATGTGGTGTTTTTTACATAATCGTCGATTGTTATTCGACCGATTGATGTGATACGGACGGTATCTCCTGATTGAGAGATATCGCCTTCATAGTTCCGATTACATAGGTTCACTGCTACGTGAGCATCGTTAAGATTCTCTAATAGCGTTGCGGCCCATAAACTCGGAATAAATCTGTCTACAGACATGATTTCTCCTAGCTAATAGTTAGCCACCACGGAGAGCTTTATTTCTTATTTCTTTTGGAATTTTCATAATCTCTTGTGGTGACATATTTTTCATTTTATCTATAGTCAACACTGAGGTACTTGTTGTGGCACGTTCGGGAGAACCTGCGGCTGCTTCTTTACGTTGCGCTAAACGGGAATCAGAATTTTCAGACATACTATCTATGTACTCCTTTGCATTAGTTATAGCTTCTTCTAATGTACGCCCTTGTTGATCCCATATAGGCATCTTGGCAACATCATCAGCAGCTATTCCTTTTGCTTCTGCATATCCATACACACGACTTGAAGCATCCGACGCTCTGCGTTCGGCATCATTAAGTTGATCGTCAGTGACTTGACCAGCCACAGTGTCAGGAGATGCACTATTCAGTTCTTCTCTCAATTCATCTTTTGCGGAGCTTAACGCTCGGGAATATGTATCTTCTTGCCGTTGTTCGGCTAGAGCATTTTTCCCTTCATCTGACATTACATCGGATAATCCAACATCCATCAAACTGCGTATCCCTGCAATAGATTCTTGAGTATTTACAAGATCTGATTTAGTGGCAAACTCATCAAGCCTGTTTGTGAGGCGGTCTAGAGAACTAGTTGCACGATTAGTAACATGTTTACTGTCACTAAAGTCCTTCTTTAGTTGATCTAGCTGCGACTGTAACGAGCTTATAAGTGTGGATGGATCTGGATCTGTTTGTACTTCTACATCATCGCTAAGAGCCTCTTGCGCATCGGTATCTTCAGCAATGTCTGCTTCTGTAGTCCACTCGGTCTGAGCATCTACTTCTTGCGTCATTGTTCCTCCTTAGAACATCTGTTTGCATAAGTTTATAGTTGTAAAGAGCTATTAGTCAATTAGCCCATAGCAGCGCGTAATCTTTGTAACGCTTCTCTACCTTCCTTAGTTACTGGGGTATAAGCTTTATTAAGTACTAACGCGACATCTAACTGCGAGTCTTTGCGACGTAATACCTTACGCATACGAGAAGTTATGCTATCTATCTTGCTTCTTAAACGTCCTAATCTTTTTCGTTCGCCGATATCACTACCCGATTGGTTAATAGCAACAATTAAATCATCATAGGTATCTATACCTTCAGGCATAGCTGCTTTTAATCGGTCAAATGCAATGTCTCTTTGATCCCAATATCCTGAGTCTTTGTTAATGTAATCATCCATACGAAAATATTCTTTTGATGATTCAGGCCAATTAGAAATTTCTAATTCTTCAAATGTGTTATATCGCGCTAACACATCTTCAGGCAATGTCGCTTCAAATGCTTGCGTTAGTTCTTCGATAACAGGCCAATTAGGTTTACCCGCTAATAAATTTTCTTGAATAATTTCAAACTTTCTATTACGCGCTCGCAATACAGGGTCGTCAGAAGTGGCATAATTTATTCCTAATGCTTCATCTATAGCTCTGTTACTTACTCCTAAATCATGTTTGATTTGTTTGAAGCGACTGTCTAATTCTTCATGTGAAATAGTCCCCATGTTAAATCCCATCATTACTTCTTTAGCATTTAAGGCAGCTTTAGCTTCATTTTGTTGTTTTTGCACACGCAATACAGCATCAGTATCACCTGAGTCTGCTTTCTTTTTAAGATTTTTATCAAGAGCATTAAATACTTCAGGGTATTCTTGTTCTATTTCTGCTCGTTCGCCTTTATTTAGTTCGCGCCATTCTCTACCAAAAGTTTCTTCTGACCTAACATCACGTATTTCAGATGGAGTAAGAGGTGATGATTTGACTCCGAGTATATTCGTAGCTAACCCTAGCCCAACAGGATTAGAATATGTAGAAGGATCTCCTAAAGAAAAATCAGGGTCTTCAGCAAACTCACGATACATATCTTGCAATGCAAACGGAGCGTTTTGTTGCATAAGATTAATAACGCTCATGCCTATAACACGGGGATCGTCACTATTAAATTTAACTTGGTCCCCTGTAAATGTTTCTCCTTGAACTACATCATATACTCGCGCCATTGCAGGGCTAGCTTTAGTTCGTAAAAATCTTTCTACCCCTTCTGCTGGCCCTTGAGTTACACCTGTAGTAAATAAAGCAAGTAACGAATCCCATGACCCAAACAACGAATAATCTTTACCTCCTACACGAACTCTCATAAAGTTTGGATTTGATTGTGGTTTGCCTTCCATATCAAATCGAACAGGACTAAAATCTGTTTCTTGATTTTGCGATTTATTAATAGCCCATGTAGATACAGACATAACAGTAAGTGTGCGCAACAACATATCTCGCGCCATTTGTCCTTCAGGGCCACTTGCTAACGCCGCTTTTGACAATACATTAAGTTGTGAATTAAAAAATCTAGGAGCAAACATTAACGATGCAGCTAAATCACTGGGTTTACCACTTTTAAAACCCGTAGCGTTATTAATTTGTTCTATTA